ATGATTTTGAAATCCCGCTTCATTATCTTTGATAGCTTTAACCAATCAATATCCTATACATAGCTTCTTAAGGGATGAATTAACTGCCTCACTTTCACTTGAGCGTTCTCAACCGCACATATGGAAAGTTGACTAGAGCCAGAGAAAGATTTAACCAACCCACAGTTATTGACAGGACTCCGAGGCGCGGCAATGCCGCTTTTTAAAGTCAAAGGCTCAACGGGCAAAAGTTTTGGAACAATGCGCCATTCGGCTGTCCGGGTAACACGTACCAACTCAGAGCCCAAGTGCGGGGCGTAGATGCCCACAACTCTCTCTATATCCTCTTCGTAGGCGTTGACCTCATCAGTCACGTTACGAGCCACACGGACGGTCTGGCTATCGCGTGGAACATTCGCCCCACCCTGCGCTGCGATATACCGGTCAAATTCACCTTCATCAGCTGCAGCTCTGGCCGCCTCGACACGCTCATCAAATTCATCAGCAATACTTACCCCGCGAGGCAGTTTGCGCAGTTCGCGGTACGCGCCCATCGTCGGCAGGCCAATTGATTTGAATTGCGGGATACGCCATGTTGACGCCCATGCGGTTACAGCTGCTGCGGTATCGGTTAGAGGTTTGCCGGTGTCGTGATCGACCTGACCATCGAGCGCGTAACCATCGATATTCTTCGCGATGTATTTTGCAATGTAACCGGCTGCGCCACCTTGATTGAGGTGCTTAGCTTCAAAGCGCTGTGCTGCAGCGCCTTTTTCATCGCCATCTTCTTTTAAGGCATAACGGCGCATGATTTCGGTGACCTGTTTGCGTTGCTCTGGTTTACAAAAAAGCATCATATGCCAGTGCGGAGTCCCGTCATGATGCGGCTCAACAACACGCATCCCGTAGACCTGCAGACCGTTATCTTTAAATGCTGTACGCATCAGGCTCCAGATACGGCACAAATACCGCTGTCCATCCTTGGGCGTAAAGGCGGTTTCATTCCATCCGTGGTTAAGCTGCACCGTCTTTTTGTCGCCCTTTCCAACCTGACGTGTCGGGTGATACTTCGACGGCGTGGTGATAGTGATAAACATCCCGACGTCACCCTGACCGGCCGCATAGCGTTCAATCCCTGCGATAGTATTCATCAGTTCCATACGACGGATTTCGGGGTTTGAAATACTTCCCATGACTTTGCTGATGAGATCGATGCGCTCACCAGTGACTTTGTTTTCCAAGTCACACGACTTCAAGTATTCGAAATTAGCTTTACGGCGAGAATGTACATCACGGATCGCCGTTTTGCTGGCGTATGGGGAGCGGTCTTTATTCACCTCACCGGCGGCAATCAGCAAAGCCTCGTGCCAGCGCATACGCTGCGCCTTAAACTGGTTAATCCACCATTCATCGTTAATCAGACGAGCGATAGCGGAAAATGCCTGGCGGATCGTGATTTGCCCTTTGCGGTATTTCTTCCAGAACATTGGGGTGATGTTGAATGCACGAGCTGCACCGGCAACGTGACCATATAAGTGCGCCTGCGCTTCATCGGTGAAAAGGGTTTCTTTACCGCCATGAGCATCTGCCCATGCGTCGCTAAGTTCCTCATAAGCAACATAGAGCTGCGAAGCAATACGAGCAGCAAATTTTTTGAGCGCTTTGTCACTCATACCCGCTAATCGTGAATAGCTTTCGCGCTCGCTCAGAAAGAGAAGCGATGCAGTCTCGTTCATTCCATTTAACTGATTAACCCGCTCAAGACGCGGCCCCACCCTTTGCTCAACGGTGTTCTTGAGGAAATAGAAACCATGAAGTGGACTTTTTGTACGACGGATGAAGTCATACCGCGAGTTAAACAATGTTTTTAAGACATATGGCAGGCGATTAACTTTACCTAAAACACCTTGCACCTGACGGTATTCGCCACGTGTAAGGGGTCTGTCGCGGCCTATAGCCTCTTTGTAGACATTATTCCAGGGATAAGCACCAACGAATGAATCACTGGTGCCCTTCAAAAATGGTGGTGGTGGCGAGGGGGCAACACGCCCCCGAGGTTCGTTGGACATATTATTTAAAAGCGTCCAGACATTGCTTACCCATGCGTTCAATCCGAGCTTCCAAAGCTGCGAAGCCGGTAAGATCGCTGGTTAAAAGATCATGCAAAACCAAGCCTGAGATAAGCTTAGGGATAGTTGGGTAGTAACCCACAACGTCCAACCATTCCTTACCTTCATTCTTCCCGGATGTTGCGGTCTTTTTTTCCTGCAAAATGAATTGATAGCGGTCACTGGTGATGACGTATTGGTTATTAATCTCGATGTGTATGCTCATTTTTGCTTCCTGTTAACAGTGGTTAACCAGCTCTACCGAAAATTGAGTTGTGTAACTTTTCCGACTCCTGGCCTAAAAACTCGATAATCTCGGTGCGATTAAGTTCTGACTTACTGATGTACGCGATAAGCCCATCAAACTGAGAAGAGAAACGGGTCGCCAAGTCGCGCTGTGCCTCGCTTACTGCCTGCGCCAGATGTGCCGAGTACATCCCCCGCTGCGCTGTATTTTGTTTTTGCATTTGCCTATCTCCGGACAAAAGGAGTCCCCACGCTGTAAGGCGCGTAATTAGTCGAATCCAGATTAATTAATGTAAATACTGCTCAGGTTTTACCGAGGTTAAAATAGTTGGTGCGTACTCAAAAAGGCTGAACAGCTCTCGCAGAGCGCGGAAAAGTTTGTCACGCCAGTAACAGTCCTCTTCATTCAAACGCCAGTGCGGCATCATAAATTCCTGCTCTGTCAGTCCAGCATGAAGAAACAATGAACGCCTTTGGCTGACGGTCAGGCGGCTGATGAAAGTTGCTTTTGACGCGCCAAGTTGACGATACCGGGTGAATGCATTTCTCAATTCATCAAGCGCACAAACAAGACGCTCACGATCGGCTTCAGCCATTTCCTCTAAGCGCATCACAGAGTGACGCTGTTTTAATTGAGCGTGGAAACAAACCGTAAGACGCTCCCGCTCCATCATCTGATTGTAAAAATCACAAGTGTCCTGCCAGCGAGGCTGAGCCAGATACTTGCAGACCAGACCGCGAAGAGCTGTTGGTTGTTTCTGGATCACGTCCAGTGTCATTACCGTCATAACCACAGTCCTCTCTTTTTGACCAGACGGCGAACCTTCTCGATAACGCCCGGCTTACGGGTTCGGATGATTATGCCCTTGCGGCCGCGACCGTGAGTGATGGTGAAGTTGATCGGATTAGGGCTTTCTCTTCGAAGCAACTGTGCAATACAGCGAGGCTCTTTCATAAATACTCCTTAGGGGGTCGGGTTTTAACCATGCCCGACACATGGCCTTGTGATAGGATCGAATCGCCAAAAACAAGCCAATCACATGAGGTATTTCATGACTAATCAACAAAATGATGAATTAATTGCCACTCTAAAATCAGCCATTGCATTGGTTAATTCTTCCTCTGATGCGATCTCTAATCGTGAGAAGGCTGAGGAAATCAACAAACTGTCAATCCAGTTGAGAGAGGCAGTTCAATCTAAAATGCCTGTCACGCATAAAAGCTTTTTAGATATCAACTAAGCTCAAATACTGGTGGGGTTTGCCATAACCCCACGTTCTTTTGCTAAAAATTCTAGATACAGACCTGCAATCTCCTCATAGGCAACATCAAGTTCAAAAACTTCTCCCGACGTAAGATGCACCTCAACTTTATCGGCTGTTTCAGTGCGCTCACGGATAGCGGCCACGCTTTTTAAGTCGATCAGCACCCGCATACCATTAGTGATATGACGAATGCAGCCATGTTTTATTGGTTTTGACATGCAATTTCTCGATTGAATTTGAATGAAATAGGTGAATCTAATTACCGTGAAGGTTGCCCTAAGCCGAGCCACATCAGCCAACCATCGCGAATCTCTTTAGGACGGCTGTCATAAGCCATCTTCATTCCTTTGTTCCATGCTGGCAGGTAGACCCAATATTCCCCTGCGCGCCCACTCGTTGACTGCGGATCAGTCATCTCGACTACAGGCAGCTTGCCCTTCTCAATCATGCCTTTAACGGCTGCGGGTGTTTTACCAATAAGACGGGCAAACTCCTGATACGGGACCGCATCCGTGCTACTTACAAGCTGGTTGTTCATCTGTTACGATTCTCCTTTAGTGCATTTAATTGCTCATAAAGGGCTTTAATTGCCTATAGCCAAAACCCCTAAAAAGGAATTTATTTCCTTATAAGGGAATAATCATCGTATGGAGGATTTATGTCAACCCCGATCAATGAAAAAATCAAACTCATCAGGGAGTCAGAACGATTAAATAGAAAGGAAATCAGTGAGTTAACTGGAATAGCATATGGTTCATTTTGTGGATACGAAGCTGGGGATAAAAAACCGGGTGTCGAGCCCATAATGAGAATCCTTCAACATCCTCGTTTCACCAAGTACACCTTATGGTTTATGACTGACCAAATAGCACCTGAAGCTGGGCAGATTGCACCGGCTCTCGCGCACTTTGGGCAGCAGACAACAACGTCACCCCACTCAGACCAGAAAACTGGCTAACCATTTACGGCGCTTTTTTGTGCAATAAATGCACAGTGAGTTTTTGCTATCTAAATCAGGAAATTGAAGTACGCAGTAACATCATCGGGAGGCTTTATGTCTGTTAAAAAGCTCGATGATGGTCGATATGAAGTGGACATTAGACCGGCTGGGCGTAACGGAAAACGCATCCGTCGGAAGTTCGACAAGAAAAGCGAGGCGATGGCTTTTGAAAAGCATACTCAATATAACCATCACTCAAAGGAATGGCTTTCAAAACCAACGGACAAACGCCAATTGTCGGAACTGAAAGAGTTATGGTGGAAGCTGAAAGGTAAACATGAGGAGCACGGTCAATCGTATCTCAGGAAAATTGAGCGTTTCGAAACGATGACCGGAAACCCTTGCGCTTTCCAGATCACCAAGAGCCTGATAACGCAATATTGTGCTCAACGTCGGGGTGAAGGTATTAAGCCAACTACCATCAACCGCGACCTGATCACGCTAGGTGGGATGTTCACAACCCTGATTGAGTCAGAACTGTATAACGGTGAGCATCCATTCAGGGGATTCAAAAAACTGAAAGAGCAGACAGCCGAAACGGGCTATCTCACTCTTGAGGAAATTGACGCCTTACTTGCTGCGCTCTCAGGTGATAATCGTAAAATTGCGGTTTTGTGTTTGAGTACCGGAGCAAGATGGGGAGAAGCTGCGCGATTGAAGGCGGAGAATGTGATTCATAACCGGGTGTCTTTCGTTAAGACGAAAACCAACACACCGCGCACGGTCCCGATCTCTGATGACGTTGCGGCTTACGTAGTCGGCAAAACACGAGGTTTTCTGTTTCCTGAGGCCAGTTATGCTGACTTCAGGCGAACCCTCAAAGAGGTTAAGCCCGATTTACCGGCCGGACAAGCAACACATGCGCTACGACACTCTTTCGCGACGCACTTTATGATTAACGGGGGCAACATCATCACACTGCAGAGGATCTTAGGTCATACGAAAATTGCGCAGACAATGGTCTATGCGCACTTCGCTCCTCAGTACCTGCAGGACGCGATTTCGCTTAACCCGTTGAAGGGTGCCAATGGTGGTCAGAGTGTCCACAATGTGTCCACACCCTAGCCGCTTTTTATGGCTTTTGACTGCTAGTAGTAAAACGTGAAGTCTTGTCTGGCGCGGCTTTCCAGTTACGCCAGACATTAAAAAGGCTCCCGAAGGAGCCTTCATTTTCACTTTTTTAAATCCAACGACAGACGGCTGGCATTTAAGTATTGTGAAATATTATCAAATGTAATCATCATTGATTTACAAAAGATACATTTTGCCCCGAAAGGATTCATGTCAGAAACATCAAAAGATGATGTTCTATACTGGGAACCATGACAACACGGGCATCTAAAGTGAATATGGTTTGTAATATTGTCTACCTCAAAGCGCCACTACATGAACAGCGGCAGGACCTTTAGGTCCGTTCTCAATACCAAATTCAACTTCCTGATTCTCAGTTAATGTTTTGAAATCGTTGCTCTGAATTGCTGAGAAATGGACAAACACATCTTTGCTGCCATCTTTCGGCGTGATGAAACCAAAACCTTTTTCAGGGTTAAACCATTTCACTAAACCAGTCATTTTGTTAGATATAATTATTACCTTTTGAAGAAATTAGCCCTTGGGCA